AATTTTCGAAGAGGAGTCTTCTGACAGAGCCTTCGAAGAAGAAGTAATGCTCGGTGGTTTTGGGACGGCTCCAGTTAAAGGTGAAGGCGGAGCAATTTCATTTGATGATGCACAGGAAACATTTACTGCGCGTTACACACATGAAACCATTGCTTTGGCATTTTCAATCACAGAAGAAGCGATTGAAGACAACCTTTATGACAGACTTGCAGCCCGTTATACCCGTGCTTTAGCTCGTTCAATGTCACAGACAAAGCAAATTAAAGCAGCGTCTGTATTAAACAATGCGTTTTCAACTGCTTCACCAATTGGTGACGGTGCCGCGCTTTGTTCCGACGCACACCCAAGTTTGTCGGGCAATCAACGAAACGAACTGTCAACAGCAGCAGATCTAAATGAAACTTCATTGGAACAAATGCTGATTGATATAGCTGGTTTCACAGATGAACGCGGTCTTAAAATCGCTGTACGTGGTATGAAATTGATTATTCCAAAAGAACTTCAGTTTATTGCTGAAAGAGTAATCAATTCTAATTTACGTCCTGGTTCAGCAGACAATGATATCAATGCTATGAAAGCAATGGGTATGTTGCCTGAAGGAGCAGTTGTAAACCACTTTTTAAACGACACCGATGCCTTTTTTATTAAAACAGATTCGCCGAATGGTTTTAAACTATTTCAGCGTACTCCTATAAAAACGGCTATGGAAGGTGATTTTGACACAGGCAACATGAGATTTAAAGCTCGTGAGCGATATAGCTTCGGAGTTTCTGATTGGCGTTGTGTCTTCGGATCACCGGGCGTTTAATTTATATCTTGACGATGGAGGGGGCTGCTTTTGCGGCCCTTTCTTTTTTTATTTTATGTGGTATAGTTAATTATCCCTGACAGCAGCATGGGGCTGCTGACTTAACCCAAGACAGGAGATCTACATGGGTAGAACAACTTTTTCTGGTCCTCTTATAGCAGGCACAATCAAAGAAACTACTGGCACTACGGTTGGTACAGACGTTAAAAACACTGGCCAAGTTGTAATGGCACAAACTCATTTAATTGACGTATCTGGTGGAGCTATCGCTCAATCTGACACAAATGTAGTGCTTCCAGCAAAATCACAAATTATCGACTGTGTGATTGATGTTGTTTCCGCAATTGGAAACGCCGCCGCAGTTTTAAGTTTGGGAACTTCTGGTGGAAACGATAACACTATTCTGAACGGATTTACATGTGCTACTGGTGGTGGTGCCGTTGGGCGAAAATATCCCACAACTGAAGCCGGAGCGACTTTAGGATGGTCAGACATTGGAGACGTAGATCTTCGTGTAACAGTAAAAACCACAGGCGCTTCAAATTCAGGATCAATTCGATTTACAATTCTGTATCAACAAGCAAGTGACTTGAGTTAAGAGGATTTAACATGGCTAATTCAGACGTAAAAGCAAAACGTCTGACCGGAACTGGCGCGGCTGCTACTGGTCGCGCACGTTTACGGCAGATACAAGTTTTGACCGGTGGAGGAGCAGGTAGACTTACCCTTACTGATGGAAACGGTGGTGCAACAGTTTTGGATATAGATTTTTCTGCGTCCGAAACACATTCGGTAAACATTCCAGATGAGGGTTTGCTTTTTGCAAGTGATATTCATGTAGGCACTGCTACAAATGTTACTGCTGTGACAATTTTCTTCAGTTAGGATTTTCTATGGCTCGCAAAAAAGACAAGATGCCTGCGAGAAATAAAAAAAATTTTCGCCCTACAAAAAAGGGAGCGGGAATGACAGAGGCCGGTGTAAAAGCGTACCGTAGAAAAAATCCTGGTTCTAAACTTAAAACTGCCGTCACGAAGAAAAAAGGTCTTACAAAATCAGAAAAAGCCCGGCGCAAATCATTTTGTGCTAGGTCGGCAGGGCAAATGAAAAAATTTCCAAAAGCTGCAAAAAACCCAAATTCACGTCTAAGACAAGCAAGGAAAAGGTGGAGATGTTAAATAAACAAGTGACAGTAACTCTTGTGACAGCTTTTATTCTTGGTGTCGGAGGTGTTGGATACAGTTGGGCTGATTGGGTAACAAAAACTTTAATAGCTGTAGATAAACGAACAGAGGTAATGGCCTCACAAATTGATTTTATGAAAACGCAAATGGAGATACGATATGGCAATGTCCAGGGCACAGATGCGGAAGCAAGTTTCAAAGCCGCCTCGAAAAAATAAGGCTATCCCAAAAGGTTTAACCTATTTTAAAAACGGGGGTGGCGCGTCAAAAAAATCAAAAGGTAGTAAGATTTGTCCGGAGGGAAAAGCATGGGCAAAAAGAACGTTTGATACTTATCCTTCAGCGTATGCAAATCTAGCTGCATCTAAATATTGTAAAGATCCCAACTATGCGAAAAAATCCAAAGGCGGTAAGCGAAAGGGTAGATAGATGGGAGAACTTAAAAACTGGTTAAAACAAGATTGGGTAAGGATAGGAACAGATGGTAGTATCAAAGGTCCGTGCGGCACTTCAAAAAATAAAAAAAATCCTGACCGGTGTCTTCCGAGGTCAAAAGCAAACAGTCTCTCAAAAGCCGAGAGAGCAAGAACCGCTCGCAAAAAAAAGGAAGCCGGTAAAAAAGGCCAAACCGTCGTCAAAAACACTAAAGCCGCAGAAGTCAAAACCGCAGCCTTTGGCGGAGCAATCGAAAACCAAAAACCAAAAAGGAAAACGCCGCGTCCGAACGGACAAGGGGTAGTCGCAAGAGGGTGTGGTGCGGTTATGGAAAACCGACGAAAAAGAACAAAAGGATCGGTTTCTGCATAATGAATGTAATGAATTTTTACATCGGTGACGAAAAACAAATTCTTGAAGAAATTCGGGCTTGGTCTGCTTTTGCTTTAGAAAAGCCAAATCCGTATTTTAACAATCTACCGTCTTGTCCATATGCAAAAAAAGCTTGGTTAGATGGGAAAGTGGGTGTTATTTTTAAATATGGTGGGTCTCAGTCATTATATAACACAATCGTAAATTTTAACGAGGAGTTTGATTTAATTATTCTTGTAGACACATTTTACAAAAGAGACGCACAAACTTTTCATGCGGAGCTCGAAAGACTTAATGAAGCAATCTCGGAGGGTATGTTTAATAACGCTGATATGTGGTTGATGGGTTTTCATCCAGATGACGATAGCAATGATTTAATTGATGAAGGAGATTTTGAACCTCATGTAAATACTCCGTATGCTATGACTTTTGTACAAAGATTAACAAAAGTTCAAGAAGCTGCATACAATTTAAAAAAATTAGGTTATTATGATAACTATAGCCAAGACTATAATGTTGAGGCTATTTTTAAACAACGTGAAACTTTGTATTGGAGATTAAAAAATGGCAATGAGTCCTCGAAAAAAAATGGCAATGGGCGGCACCAAGAAAATGCGCGGCGGCGGCATGGCTAAAAAAATGCGCGGTGGTGGTGCGGCGATGAAGAAAATGCGTGGTGGTGGCGCTGCAATGAAGAAAATGCGCGGTGGCGGCATGATTAAAAAAATGCGTGGCGGTGGCGCTGCAATGAAAAAGAAGAAGTAAATGGCAGTTTCTGGAAGCAAAGATTTTGAACTTGATGTTGCAGAATACATTGAGGAAGCGTTTGAACGTTGTGGTTTGGAGGTTAGAACGGGTTATGATTTAAAAACCGCTAAAAGATCTTTAAATCTTATGCTTGCAGAATGGGCAAATCGGGGCTTAAATCAATGGACCATTAAGCAAAGAAGTTTTACAACAACTCAAGCTGATGGAGACATTGATTTAGGCACTGATATAATTGATGTTTTGTCTGTTGTAGTGCGTAGAAGTAATACAGACTTTTCTTTAGATAGAGTAAGTCGTGACACTTTTTTATCTATTCCAAATAAAACTACTCAAGGCAGACCGGCTCAATTTTTTTTAGATCGACAAATAACGCCAACCTTAAATATTTGGCCTCGACCTGAAAACGCAACAGACACTATTATTTATAATGCTCTGACACGCATGGATGACGCGGATGCTCACGTCAATACAATGGATATGCCTTTTCGTTTTTATCCATGTTTGGCAGCAGGACTAGCGTATTACATGTCAATTAAAAGAGCCCCTCAAAGAACACAATTATTAAAAGCCATGTATGAAGAAGAGTTTGAAAGAGCAATGGCGGAGGACCGAGACCGATCTTCATTTAATATTGTGCCCAGATATGAATATTTTAGGACAAACTAATGTCAAAATTTGCTTCTGGTAAAAATGCTTTTGCGATCTCAGACCGATCTGGTTTTCGCTATCGTTATAAAGATATGCGTAAAGAGTGGAATGGTCTTATTGTTGGTAAAGATGAGTATGAACCAAAGCAACCTCAATTAGGTCCTTTTCGTAAAGTAATAGATGCTCAAGCTTTGCGTGAAGCAAGACCGGATCAGGAAAATCCAGTAAAACCGTTTCTTATTGTTACCACTAATGGCATAGAGTATTTAGGTAATGGAAAATGGTCGTCTGCCGGTGTATCGCAACTTCCAACTGAAGTAGAAACTACACCACAATTACAAGGTCAAGTTGGGCAGGTGTTAGTAAATGAGAACATAGTAAGCGTGACAGGACTTGCTGCAACAGGTCAAGTAGGATCTGTTTCTTTTGCTCCAAGATTTGACAGCACTTCTATTACTTTAGATTCAACAACAGATACGTTTGACGAGGGTTAAAAGATGGCAAAACAAACAGTAGGTATTGGCTCATCTGCAAATGACGGATCAGGAGATACTCTTCGTGCAGGTGCAGATAAAATAAATGATAACTTTAATGAGATTTATGCTGCATTAGGTAACAGTTCTAATGTTCTTACTGATATAATTGATTCAAATGGTTTATTTGATGTTAGCTCTGGTGCAAATAAAATTGTATTCTATTATGCAGCTTTAAGTGATTTACCAAGTGCCTCTACATACCATGGCGCTGTCGCGCATGTGCATGCGACTGCGGGACTGTATTTCGCACACGGTGGAAATTGGATTAGACTAAATGACGAAGTATCTGGGCCTGTAACGACATATGTAGCAGGGACAAGCGGTTCTTCTGCGTATACTTTTACTGGCCCTGGAGCTACTGCGGGTAATAATCCAAACTTTACTTTCTACAAAGGTCACACTTATCTTATAGACAATACAGCAAATGTAAGCAGTCACCCTTTGCAAATTAGAACATCTAATGGCGGCTCTGCTTTTACCACGGGTGTCACTGAAAATTATAACTCAACAACAGGATTAACACAGTTTATAGTGCCTCATGAACCGAGTGATACGACCTTAGTATATCAATGTACTAACCATAGTGCTATGGTAGGAAATATAACAATAGTGTGAAAATATGAGCTTTACCTACGATCAACTTAAAACTGCAATTCAAGATTACACGGAGAATGACGAAACAACTTTTGTCAACAATCTTCCTACGTTTATACGATTGTCAGAAGAGCGTATTTTAAAAAATGTGCAATTAAGTTTATTTCGCAAAAATGCGACAGCTTCTTGTACAGCTAGTAATAAATATCTTGCTTGCCCTGGAGATTTTTTAGCTCCGTTTTCACTAAGCCTTGCCGGGACGAATGGAGACAAATTTTTTATTGATTTCAAAGATCCAAGTTTTTTACAGTCTTATACACCCGATTCGACAACAACCGGATCGCCAAGATATTACGCAGTTTTTGACGTAGACAATTTTATTTTAGCCCCTACGCCAAACACAACCTTTACCGCCGAACTGCATTACTTTTACAGACCCGCCAGTTTAACAGCAGGAAGCGGAAGCGGCACTACTTGGTTAAGTCAAAATGCAGAATTAACACTTTTGTATGGTGCTTTAGTTGAAGCTTATCTTTACATGAAGGGTGAGCAAGACATGATGGGTTATTATGATAAAAGATTTCAAGAGAGCTTATTACCTCTTAAAATGATGGGAGAGTCAAAAGAGGTAACAGACGAATATCGCACAGGAAAAGTAATTAGGGCAAAACAATAATGTTTAAAATAGATGTAAGTGTACCACAACATGAACAGATTGTAGC